GGTCCACAAGAAAATCCGGCACCTGAAAAGTAAGATTTGGGTACAATAGATGTGAGAAGAGAAACATTTGAATCTCGTGGCGAAGGTGGTCTGGATCTGTTGAAAACCAAAGGAACCAAAAATGTCAAGTGATACATCTCTTGAAGAAAGAATTGCAAAGGAAGAAAAAGAGGATTTGGAGTGGAGACGTAGGAGTCTTTGGGAAAGCTGTTTGGAAATTGCTTTAACTTCATTGGTGGGGAGGAAGTCTTCAGGGATGGTGCAGAATGCTAGTGAAATTGCAGACGAAGTACTCGAAGAGTGGGACAAGCGGTGGGGATTCAAAGTCAAGGAATAATCTATGGGCGTAAGTTTAGCTCACATACATAATGCTCGTAGGGGGGTTAAAGATCCAACTGGTACAACCGCTACCCGTACTCGCTTTCAGGCGGATATGGTTAGGCGGTTCCGTTGGCTGAAGGGGGAGATCCTTCGTTTTGCAGAGGAGCAACCATTTTGGTTTGAACCTGTTGAAACCAAGCAAGTCTTCAAGACAGCCGCTCAAGTAATGCAGAATGTAGTATTTGATGACATTTCAGACTTAACTAAGGCTGCTGTTAGGGGTGATGTACTAGCGGGGAAAACATCAGCGTTTGCTTTCAAGACATCGGGTGAAAAAGTCGATGGATTCATGACTTGGTTGCATGAGCGCGAGCGGAATGGAATTCTAACGTCCATAGAGGGGCCTGGGCAAGCCGTCATTGGGCAACCAAGGTGGACGGATACCTATATAGACTCTGGCTACAAAAAGAGCATGAGAGACGCCTACATCAAGTCGGGGGCTGGAAAAGTATTTGGGTTGAAAGCATCTGAATGGGCACAGGGGGCGTTTGCTTCACCTATCCATGCTGATAGAGTGGGGTTGTTGTACACACGCACGTTTGATGAATTGATTGGTGTAACACAAGCTATGGATCAAGGGATATCCCGCACACTAGCACAGGGGATGTCAGAGGGGCTTAATCCCCAAGTTATAGCAAAAAACATAAATACTCAAGTGGATAAGATAGGAATAGTCCGTGCTAGGATGATAGCGCGTACAGAAGTAATACGATCACATGCTGAGGCAAGTCTGAATACATATGAATCATTCGGTATCAAGGGGGTAGGACTAGAGGTAGAGTGGGATGCTGCGGGGGATGCTTGCGCGCAGTGTGCTGCATTGTCGGGGCAAGTTTTCACGTTACAAGAAGCGCGTGGGTTGATACCAGTTCATCCCAACTGCCGTTGTAGTTTTGTACCTGTGGTAGGATTGGGGGACAGTAAGAAGGGTAGTAAAACAAAGAAAAAGGTTGAAAAGAAAACTAAAGGGGGTGGGCCTTCTTTGGCTATTCCTAAACCTAGGTTGTCGATGTCGTCCGAATCAAAGAGGACTGTGGAAGAAGCTCAAAAGTTGGGGGTACAAGGCAAAACACTTCGCATAGATTTGGACGATATTGAGGACCAGTCTGCTTTAGTTTTTACAGAGAAATTTGGGGAAGATACACGTACTGTAATCAAGATGAAGCTTCGTCCGAATGCGGATGGGCAGCTAGTAAAGGGGTTAAAGAAGGCCAAAGCCAAAAGGGGATCAATAGTAAACACTAGGCGAAGGTTAGATAAGGGGCGTGCTTTGGTCGAGGAGGATGACGTTGCTATATCCAAGTTTTTTGATGATTCAAAAGCAGATAGATTAAGTGGTGAACAATTTGTAAAAGAGTATTCGGATGGTGCCCGCGTGCGGTATTCGACATGGTCAGATAGAACGTCTTATGCTCAACGTGGGGAATTGGAGGTCATGATCCCAGCCAAGGCTTCTCCCGAAGAGATAACAAAGGCGTTGGGGCGCCTGAAGGAATTGGGTGTGAACACGGCGGAGGCTTTGCCTGAGCACACGGAGTTGATGTATCTTCAGAAGATGGCCGATATAACAAGAGAGGGAAAATTTGAGCCTGTATACAAGAAGTTAGTCAGCGGACTCAAGTCAGAAAAATTGCCCGTTAGAGAACAGGTTCAAAGATTGAAGGCTTATTGGGAAAAGAAATTGGGTGTTGGTTCTTTAGACGATGTGGCTTCATACAATCCAAAGGGGCAATTTTTTACTGGTTTCAGAGATCCCAAGTTAAAGGGTGGAGCTCAGCATCAAATGCGGTTTGATATCTCCGAAAGCGATGTGGAGAGGGAGCTAAAGGGGCATACCTTATTTCATGAGGTAACCGGGGGTGACAAGGATTTGACTAAATTAGTGGACGAGGTTTTGTCTAATAATGGGGAAATGGTATCAACCGTTGAAAAGATGCGCCAGGGTATTTCTGTTTCAGGGTCTTCGCCTGTTGGGGACATGAATACTGGGGGAGGTAACTACTTTTTCACTCGGCTATTAGATAATACAGCTAAGAAACAACTACCTACAGATGTGGGGCTCCATTTCAAACCTAAGATACTACGTCGTATGGATGCAATAAGCTATAAAAATGATAGTATGGGGGAAGTGATTGGTGATTTTGTTTCAAGAAATCGGGTTCACATATTAGATGATTTCAAAGAAGTGGCGGCAAATAGTTCGTGGAACGAAACGTTGTTCAAGAATTCTGTGTCTCTTCTGGACGATGTAGAGTATGTGGTGGTTGGGGATAAGAAGGCGCAGAAAAAGATGTTAGACACTTTCAAGAAACGGGGAATAACGAAATTGACTGATGGGCGAAAAATAGAAGATGTTGTTTTGGTTGGAGAGGTGTCTGAAAGTGGGGCTTTCTTATGAGTGATACAAAAGAGATGAAGAGATTACGAGTGCTCTTAGATGGATTTAACAAGGATGGTTCCTATTTAGGGATGTCTTTGGTTGAGGATGATTGGGTGTTTGACGTTGGTTTGTTAGACAGTCTGTCGGTCCTTCGGGTGTTCCCAAATTCTGATGCTGATGGTGTGTTTAACTTTGCCTTGACGTGGAAGCCAAAGGATTATGATAAGGAAATACGGCATACCCACACAGTGAGGGTGGTTGAGATTGAAAAGGAAGAAAAGGACAATAAAGGTCATTGGGTTTTCGCGCAATTGAGGGGGGATGATGGGCGAGAATATCAGATCCAAAGGATAAATTCGGAACGTGATCCAGAGCGTTTGGCGGAGTGGAAAAGGTGGGGAAAATATCGGCGGCGGAAGAGGGTTTTTTTCAAGCAGTTAGATGATAGGTTGTTAGCTTACCATCAAAAAATAGTGGGGTCTATGAACTAGATAGAATTCATTCCCATCATAATGTGATCGCATGGCGCGACTAGATGCGATCACAGCCCGTCGAAGCCTCTGCTAGCAAGCTTACTATCGGCGGGTTTTTTTGTGCAAAACACAATAGTGGATCCTTTATTGTGTTTTTATGTCCCTAAAATACAATACTATATAAGAAATAGAATTTATTTCTATTACAAACTTTCCAATATTTGTACTAGACAAACGTGTTGTATTAGTGTACACTTCTAGACGGTAAGATAAGTAAATCGTTTGGAGGGTATACAAAATGCCAACAGCTACTATTAGAACTACTGTTTCGGGGGCGGGGATTTCTATTATTGGTAACACCACGAAAACGTCTGACAGTAGCCTTGTGCCGTTCAATGGTACGATTGCAGCGGGTATTGCTGGCGTGCTTACTACCCGTACAGATGATGATACGGGTGTCCTTACGTTGGGTGCGAGCCATGGGATTACTACAGCGGACGATGTGGATGTTTATTGGGCTGATGGGGTACAGTATGCTTGTAGTGTAACTGCCGATGACGCTACGACGATCACTGTTGATACAGGTGTGGGGGATGTACTACCAGCAGAAGACACTGTGGTTGTAGTGGGTGTGCGCGTTGCTATTGATGCGGCAATCACTGGGGACGATCTTGAATTTCTGATGTTCCATTGTAATCGTAGGTGTCATATTACAATGGATGACGTGGCAACTGTTAAACTAGCTGTGGAAAACACTGCCGATGACGTGTACCAGTGGAATATAGATACTGGTGTTACTAATCCTATTGCTGGGGATACTATTACTACACTACAGGTATCAATTGGGGATGGGGATAATTCTGGTACGTTTACTTGTTTGGTTCTCGCTGATTCCACTCCGTAGGAGACAGATATGCAGATTAGCTATGTGATACAGAATGTTCAAGCGAAGATTCGTGAGGAAATGCTTGACGGTAGAAAGTATCTAGTAGCCCCTGTAGTATTACTAGTAGAGGGTGTTCATAATGGTAGTAATGGTCCAGTATACTATTCTGCTGAGGAAATAAGCAAGGTTCCAGAGCAATGGAATCATAAACCAGTAGTGTTGAATCATCCCGTAGATCCTGACAATGCCAAAGCTACAATTGAAAACCAACAGATTGGTATTTTGCTTAATGCAGTATTTGAGGGTAGCAAGCTAAAGGCTGAGGCGTGGCTTGAAAATGAAAAGTTGCTGATGCTTTCTGCGGAAGTTGCGGCTGCGTTGCGAATGGGACAAATTCAAGAGGTTTCCACTGGTATTATGGTGGATATAGACAAAACTACGGGTGTATGGAATGAAGAGACATATGTAGGTGTCATAAAGAATATCCATGCCGATCATTTGGCTGTTTTGCCGGACACTACAGGTGCTTGTAGTGTAGAAGATGGTGCTGGCCTACTGCGAAATAAGGAGACAGGCGAAGTGGAAAGTCTATCAGTGAGACTACGGAAGAAAATGCAGGATTTGGCTTCCCACCTGTTTGCACGCGAGACGATTGAAAATGAAATGAGTGATAGTGATGTGCGTGAGGCGCTTGTCATTGCAATAGGTAAGACTGTCCCGAATGCGTTTATTGAGGCTGTGTTCGATGATACGTTTGTATATTGGAATGGTGAGGGTGGTACAGGTAGATATTTTGAGCGTGGATATTCAATTGATAGTGATGGTGTAGTAGTGTTAGGGGAAAGTCCCAAAGAGGTTAGGCGTGAGATTAGTTTTGTTCCGGTCTCCAATGTGGAGCTGGATATTTTAGTTAATCAAGAGATGGAGGTTACTAGTATGGCCGATGAAGCCAAAGGTATTGAGACGGAAGGAAAGCCCGATGTCCAGAAGGCAGAGCCGCTGGCTTCTATGGACGCTGTGCTAAATGTGGTCACTCCCGAGGTGGCTGCGCAGATCCGAGAGGGTCAGGCAATTCTCAATAAGCAGCGACAGGGTTTGCAAAAGCAGATTCTTGAGCATGAGGGTTGTTCTTTCGAGGAAAATGAATTGGGCGGAATGACTTTGGCAAGTTTGACGAATATTGCCAGTGTGATGCCTAAGCCCGAAGTTGTTGAGGATCCTTCCCCAGTACAGAATTTCGCTGGGCGTGAGGAACAGGTTGTGGATAATGAAGGTGTGCCGAGTCTTGGTACTCCGTCGTACCCCACTAATGAGTAAAGTGTTTAAGTAACTAGAGGAGGGCTAAACAATGCCCAATGTTATTGTAATTAAGGGTTCATACCTTCATGAGGAGCTTGAGGGTTCCGGTACTATTAGTCCGGGTATGTTGCTAGAAGAGTCTACTGTAGCTGTAGTGCGAGCTAATTCCACAATTGAGGATCCGAGTCCGCTTGTGGCTGTGGCTATTGAAGACAACTTGCAGGGTAAGACGACTACGGATGACTACACGACTGCCAATAGGGTACAGTATGTGATTCCGGTTCGTGGTGCTATCTTGCAGATGTTGATTGCTGATGGCGTAACTTCTGCTGTGGGAAGTAATCTTGCCAGTGATGGTGCAGGTGCTTTGCGACTGTCTGAGCATGATAACTATGCTACTATGGCGACTGGTGTAGTAGGTAATAACAATGCTATCACGTGGACTTCGCTGATTCCTGGAATTGAGGGCAATGAGACCACTGTAGCACTTATTGATCCGAGTGGCGCTTCTCAGGCGTTGGCTATTACGGTCACCTCGGCGCGTAATGTTGTGGTTACGTTGGCGACGAATAGTGGTAGTGCCATTACGTCTACGCCCATTACTATTGCAGCGGCTGTAGCGGCTCATGCAGAAGCTAAGTATTTAGTGGTTGCTACTGACACAGGTGTTAGTACAGGTGCTGCGGCAGTTGTAGCAGATGCTGCGGATCATCTTGAGGGTGGATTGTATGTGCCTGGCAAGGTTATTTGTAAGGCTATGGAAATTGTTGTTGCTTCGGGCTCTGCGGCGCTTACGAAGTGTAAGATTTTGTAGCCTAATTGTTGATGAACAGATCGGTAGTTACCGATCAATGGAGGTATAGAGAATGGCTAGTGTACAGATTAGCACACCCAAAGATTTGGGTGGTGGTAGTGGAAGCGGAAATCTTCTGCTAAATAATAACTTTGATCCGTGTGTGCTTCGTCCTTTTGTGTATAATGGACAAACTTACATCACTGATACAAAGGGTCATACGGAACAGGTGTCTAATGCTACTGGTACTTTGCGAGTAGATGAGTGGAAGATGATTGATGATGTGTTGATGGATGTGGCACGGAAGCGCCTGAACATTGTCAATGTTATCAATGCTGCTGGATTGTCTGTTCCGGTACCTAATGGTATGGGTAGTACGGTACTACGGACTGAAAAGGTATTTGATATTAGTGATGCCATTGCCGACATGTCCCCGGTTAGTCGTAGTGAGGGTGATCGGCTGAAGTATGAGAGTGAGTTGCTCCCCCTGCCGATTGTACACTTCGATTTTGAGATTGATGCACGGCAGTTGGCAGCTTCGCGTACTACTGGAGTGCCTATTGATACTACTATGGCAAGTATGGCTGGTCGTAAGGTGGCCGAGGTAGTTGAAAAGTTGGTGTCTGGCACGTATGGTACTTATACGTTTGGTGGCGGTTCTGTTTACGGACTTGCCAACCATCCGGATGTCAATACCGATTCTATTACGGATTGGGGTCTTGCTGGTACCACGGGTGCTACGGTGATTTCTGAGCTTATTGCAATGCTTACGGTTGCACGTGTTGATTTGCATTATGGCCCGTTTGCGCTACTGCTTTCTGCTGAGTTTGCTGAGAAGTTCCAAGAGGATTACAATGCTACTTCGGGTGTTACGATTAACGAGCGTGCGCTCAAGCTCACTGCGATTCAGACTGTTGCGGTGGCTGATTATCTGACGGCCAGTACTTGCATCTTGTTTGAGCTTACGCCGGAAACTGTGCGGATGGTAAATGGTATGCCACTTACTACAGTACAGTGGGATTCTCATGGTGGTTTCCTTCAGCAGTTTAAGGTCATGACTATTCAGGTACCACAGGTCCGTAGCGATACAAATGATCGTTGTGGTATTGTAGTTGGATCATAGTTTCTTTCCAGCCCAATGAGATGGGTAGGGTAGTATGTACTCCCTTTCATACTACCCTACCCCAACCCCTAATCGAAAGGATTGAAAATGAAAAAGTATCTAGTGATTTCTGGAAAGCATTACTTGAATGGACATCGTAATCCCCCATCGACCAAGGATATGATCGTATCTTCGGAGCGGGATTTGGTTGGAAAACATCCAAATCATTTTCGTGAGGTTACTACTGTTCCAGGTGAGGTGATCCCTGTCGAGGTTGCTAAGGAAGTGGTTGAAGATATACCTGTTCCAGAAGAGTCCAAGAGTGAAGAGAGTGTCTTGGGCGAAAGACTTCAAGGTTTGAAGATTGATGATCCTGTTTCACTTACTGATGACATTGAAGTCACGAAATTGGGTGCTGATATCTGGGCGATCAAGAGCGGTGAAAAGCGTGTTGTTCGCAAGAAAAGTATTGAAAAGGCAGTTGCCCATCTTCTGAGCCAGTTGAGTGATTAAGATTTGAATATCAGAGGGGTATTATGTCAGCACCAATAGCTTTGACAGCCTTTACCGCCAAGATACTTGGCGGGTTTGTGCTTGCCGTATGTCTTGCTACATTTGGTTGGGTTTGGCGTACAAATGGAAGAGTGGCCAAAGTTAGTGATGTAGTAGACGGTTTGCCCAAGAAGCTAGATGATCTGAATGTGGATGATTTGCGTAGCAGGATTGGGAATGTTGAGGTCAACATTAGATTGCATGAAGCTATGGAAAGTAGGATGGCAGATCAAATAACGGAATTGGGCGAGACTACTAAAGCCATACGGATAGATGTACAAAAAACGAATACTACGTTAGCCGAGTTAACTGGATACTTGAAGGCCAAGAGTGAGAAAGAGGTTGACTGATGGCCCTGAACACCACAACTGCTGTACTAGAGATTATGGATCTTGGATCTTCCGTAACAGGAAGCGACATAGATCCATTTCTTGATCTTGCTGCTTTAATAGTGAGTGAGCAAATTACCCCACTAGGTACGGTGACAGTTGATCGTGCTACTGAAATTGAAAAGTGGTTGACAGCTCATTTTGTCAGTATTAAGTATATGCAGAGTGATATGGAAAGGGCTGGGGCTGTATCGCAGAGTTTTCAGTATCGGGTAGATCTGAATTTCAATCAAACACGTTACGGTCAACAGGCACTAGCAATTGATACTACTGGTGTACTAGCATCTATGCAGAAGAAGGCGGAAAAGGGTGGTGGTGGGATTACATTTGAGTGGTTGGGTACTGACCCCGCTGTTACAGTATGTGAAGTATAAAGGAATTGAAGCATGGCAATGCGCATACTAGAGACCTCGCGTACACAAAGTGCTGTGTATTGGGCTGCTCCTATACCAGATGGTAGGGGTGGTTTTAACTTTACTGCTGCTGTAGAATTGGTAGTTAGGTGGGAAGATAAGGCAGAACAATTCCTATCTATAGATAACGAGGAAAAGATTTCTAATGCTGTTGTGTACGTACCAGAGGTTAGTACAGGTGTAGAGGTAGTAGTAGGCGGCTGGATGCGGAATGGTGCGTTGACGGGATCCGAAGAAACAGATCCAGAGCAAGAAGACGGTGCATACAGGATTGAACGCTTCGACAAACTCCCCACGCTAAAGGGCGATGAGTTCCTCAGAACGGTATATCTGTAATGGCTTTATCATTTCTAAAGGTTACGGGTATTGATCAGGTTTCTAAAAACCTGGGAAAGCAACTACGTAAGATTGAAGGTGTAACAGCTATTGGGTTAGGTGCAGCCGCCTTACATATTCAAGGACAATCACAGCGCAACTCCCCAAGGCTCACAGGTAACTTGAAAGGTTCTCACTTCACACTACTGAAAGAAGACAACTACGGCAACAGTATGAACAAGACTGGTAGTACAGTTAAGATTAGAAAAGATATGGATCCTATTCCTGACAAAGTAAAGAATAAACCACGTGAGGAAGCAGCAAGGAAAGCAGCCAGTTTTGCGGCTGAAAAACTAGCAACTAAATCCAAGGGTGCTACTGCCATAGTGGGCGTAGGTGCTTCTTATGGTGTGTTTGTTCATGAAATGCCAATGGTAAATGAGTGGAAAGAGGGTGGAAATAAGTTCCTCGAAGAAGCGTTTAAGAGTGAAGCTGGTAGAGTAATACAAATAGTAAAGAGCTATGCAAGTGTATGAGTGCAACATCTTTAGCTGAAACGATTAAAGATAGACTGGTAGCTGGCGGTATTGGTACGTTTGGTAGTACAGCTAAGAATGTTTGGGCTATTTATATACATAGGACAGTTGAAAACCCAGATCGTACAGTGGTAGTGTTAGACTCCCCTGAATTCCCCAAAATGAATACATTAGATATGGATGGTGATAAATCATGGCATGATGGTGGTACACAGATATTAGTACGTGGAAGATCACAAGATGAATGCTTCATAAAGTCGGAAGCTGTTATAGCAATATTACAAGATGAAATAGCTATTGATGTAGTAGAGAAAGAGGCTAGGTTGAAAGGTTCTCCGGTACCTACTCCACTAGGTTTTGATGGTAGGAATCGCTATACGATTTCAATCAATGTTCCGCACATATGGCGGGTAGTTTCCGCGTAAAGAAAGGAGTGCATTATGGCACAGACAGGTTTAGGATCAACAATTACCCACGCCACTATTACAGGGGACATTGTTGAGATTTCAGGACCCAATCCCTCACGGGATACTATTGATGCCACACATCTGGGGAGCACAGCAAAAGAATTCTTGTTTGCTCTTGTGGATAATGGTGAAGTGACTATTACTGCTCAGTATACCAGTGTTCCAGCGATGGATGGTGATGCTACTGCTGTTGTAATTACCCTATCAGTGGGACAGTCTCCCGGAGGCCAGATCTTGACGTTCGATGGGGGCATTACCGGTTATAATATCACGGGTGTTACTGAGGATGGGATTGTTACAATCGAAATCACTATCAAAGTGACCGGCGATATTGTAGAGACTTGATAGACGTTGCTGGCTTGCCCGCTGTGGGACCTTGCGCATCTATGGCGGGCAAGCATGTTACCAGTGAATAACGTTGCTTAGAAACGATTCTATGAACTGAAAGGAAAAAGAAAATGTCAGAAGAGAAAACGGAAGTACAACACGATGCTACTAACAGAGGTGCTTTTCTAGCACGTATTGTAGAAGTAGCACAGTCACTCAAAATTGAACGTGTTACAATTGAGAACTTTGGGGATGTCCTAATTCAAGAGTTGAACGGACAAGCCCGTGAGAAGTATGAAGCATTTGTCTACAGTGCTACTAAGACAAACAAGTTCACTGGAATGCGCCCACTTTTGATTTCGTTTAGCGTGGTAGACAGTGATAGTAAACTAATCTTTATCAAGGGAAATGAAAAGTCCCAGATCGGTTTGCTTCCCGGTCGTGTTGTCGAAGATCTTTTTGATGCTTGCTTGAAGTTGAACGGGATGGATGTTGAATCTCAAGAGGCACTTGAAGAGGATTTTACCGATCCCCAGATCGGGAGTTCTGGTACAGGTTAGCCAGAGATCTGGGATATACAGTTAGTGAACTACAACAATGTATGGGTTCACGTGAATTTGAAGGATGGAAGATCTTCTATTCACAGAGTCCTGGACTTCATGATCGGATAGATTTGAATGCTGCTAATGTAGCACTGACAATAGCATCCTGTTTTGCCTCAAAGGGCAAACGGTTTAAGTTGGGTGATTTCGTGTTGGACTTCACTAATAAGAAAAAGGATGGACAGTCCCCGGAAGAGATGCAAGCGATTCTCATGACTGCGTTAGGGGGTAAGCATGGGTAATGCACAACTGGGTACACTGTCTGTAGTATTGAACCTGAAAGACTCTGCGTTCGTTCGGGGTATGCGCAGAGCCAATATGATGACGCGCCAACTGGGCAACCGGATGGAAGCGGCATCTGCAAAAATGAGTGCGATGGGACGTAGTATGACGTTTCGGGTTACTGTCCCCATTGTAGCTGGCTTAGGTAAGGCCACGCATTCATTTGCTAAGTTCGATGATAAACTAACACAGTCCACTGCTATCATGGGGGATTTGTCAGCTAAGACCATTCAGTCTTTGGGCAAGATGGCAAAGGATATGTCGGGGAAGTTTGCGGGTTCTGCCACTGATTATGCAGAGTCTCTTTTCTTCTTGGCATCTGCCGGAATGAATGTACAGCAAATCATAGCTGCCTGGCCCCAAGTTGCCACCTTTGCACAAGCCGGAATGTTCGATCTTACTACGGCTACCGATTTGCTGACGGATGCACAAACAGCTCTTGGCTTGTCTATGGAGGACCCAATAGCAAATGCTATGCAAATCAAACGGGTTGGTGATGTACTAGTAAATGCTAACACACAAGCAAATGCTAGTGTACAACAGTTTTCCGAAGCATTGACTTCCGGGGCTGCATCCGCTGCTAGGAATATGGGTGTAAGTCTTGAGGAGGCTGTTGCTGTACTAGCTGTGTTTGCAAATCAAGGTATTAAGGGTGCGCAGGCAGGCGAGAAGTTTGATATTGTATTGAGGGACCTTGATCGTTCGGCTCGTACTTTTCCGGAAGTTTGGTCACGTTTGGGATTGGCTGTCTTTAATGCTGCCGGAAATCTACGCCCACTAAGTGCTATTATGGGCGATTTGGAAAGTGTGTTCTATGGCACAAGTATACAAGTGAAGAATGCTGGGTTGGAAATGCTGGGTTTTCCATTTCGCAGTTTGAAGGCCATTAAGCAATTGCTTGGTAGTTCAAAGATCATTGCGAAGATTCTTGATAGCAATTTGAATGCAGAAGAAACGCAAGCACAAGTCGCAGCGCGGCAAGCAAAGTCTTTTTTGTTTCAGATGCAACAGATTGGCAAATCAATAAACAAATTGTTTATTGATATAGGTGAGATTCTCGCACCGTATGTGTTACGGATTGGTAAGTATATTGAGCGTTTAGTAAACAAGTTTCGTGCATTACATCCAGAGGTAAAGAAGTTTGCTGTTCAAGTGGCAGTGGCAGCCGCTGCGCTAGGGCCATTGTTGATTGTACTTGGATCATTACTGATTCTTTTTCCTTTTATCGTTTCGGGGTTTATTCTTATGGGTAAAGTTGCGTTTGGATTGGCAATTGCTGTAGGAGCTGTATCACTTGCGTTTTTAGGTGTGCCATCTATTTCAGACATGTCAATAGACTCTATTGTCAAAGGATTTGAGCGGGCAAAGGAAAGTGCAAAAGATTTTGCATTGAAGACTATTGGATTCTTCATGAATATTGGGGAGAATTCTAAACTGTTGATGGATTGGCTATCAGCTAATTGGGGTGCGATAGCAGATGCCCCTATTGTCGCATGGGCGAAAGCATTGGATGCGATGGAAGTACAGTTCAATGGTGTTGTTGCTAGTATGGAAGCAACATGGATTTCTTTTGGGGATAATCTATATAATGTGTTTGCGGATCTTGGGGATAAACTGATAGCGAAGTTTGATGAAATAGACAAAGAGTTTGTGGAGAAGTTTACGATCACAAACATAATTAGGACTGTTCTACCAAATACATACACATTTACCCCTGAAGAAATAGAATCGACAAATGGGGGGGTTTCGCAAGATAGGATCAAAGAATCTCTTAACGGCCTTAAGTCTATTACTAAGGGGCCTTTTCAACGTATTTGGGATACTTTGAAGGGATGGAAAGGGTTATATGATTTCCTTCCTGATATTTTCTATCGTGTACAAGAGAAGCTGGGCGGGAAAGCAGCTTGGGGTGTGTCCCCATTACCCAAATGGAACACTGATTTAGGTGATACTACTGGGTTGGTGGATGGTGTAGCGGACGGGATTGATGGTGCTGTTGATAGTGCCAAGGAATTTGCAAAGGCAGTTGAGGATAACAGTCACCGTCTTAGGCAACTACTTGAGGATGAAAAGAATATAAATGATGAACAGAGAGAAGGTTATCAAGAAGAAGAACGATTTCGCAGGTTTCAAGAGCATCGTGGAATGGGTAAACAGATTGCGTTTTGGTCTGGGGGATCGGGAATAAAGCGAACGGTATCTAGTATTGCTCAGTCTACTCTTGGCTGGATGGATTCTTTGAAATCTCAGTGGGGAACGGGGAAGGTACTAGATATTGGTAGGCCAAATATCCCAAGACCTGATATTTCTATTCAAGGGAAGTTTGGTTCCGAACAATCGAAACAGACTCATGTGCTCAAGCAGATAGAGAAGAATACTAACCGTATGACTATTGGTGAACGTTTGTATGGCAAAGGATTATCTAGTAGCATTGGTGAACGTTTGGTGGGTACAAAGGGTAAGGGATTGTCTATTGGTGAACGTTTGATGGGTGGTAAAGGTAGTGGTGAGAGTATAGGACAAAGGTTACTTGGGGGGGTGTCTGGTTCGACACACGCTGAATATTATACTAGAAAACTATATGATAGTGTAAACCAGTTGTGGTTTGGATTGGGGGGACATGTTAATCCTGAATTTTTGTCTGGAAAATATTGGTTGGATCCACAATTGAACGATTGGCAAACACCAGTAAGCAATCACCAATCCCCTGTACTAGAAGAAGAGAAAAAGCAGACCACTATCCTTAGTAATATTGAAGCTAACACACGCAATCCTGTAGGAGTATTTGCATGAGTGTCCTTAGTGTAATAGGGCCGTTAGCTGGGCATATGACTGCGCAAGAGAGTTATGGCGCAGTCATGAGTGTGGAATTGCGTTATGTTGTTGAGACGGATCACGCTGGATCTGCTTTGACAGTGGCGGAACGATACGCAGAGGTTTTGGCGGCGGGGGATCTTCCGGATTATGGGGATCCGTTAGAAAATGGGGAATCAAATGTGTACGTGACGGATCGCAGTGTACAATTGGTTGATGGGGACACTGGAATTTACCACGTTGATATCTCAACTACCCCAAAGGGACAACTGTTAGATGGTTAGGTATTTAGGTACTCTTCTGCACTTCAAACGTTTGAGACACGATCTAGTATAGTAGGACATACTACATGGGGACAGGCAATTGAATTGACTCATACTTATCTAGCGGATGATCCAGACTGGCCAGAGGAGACATACTATCAAGGTGCTACTGTGTCTGCTACAAAGCCACTGATCGAGTTGGATGCTACAAAGATTATGACGGCTGAATACCCAATGGCCTTTATTCAGGAGTGGTCTAATTGTGTGAATGGTGATGTGTGGAATGGTGGCGCACCTGGGAGTTGGTTAATTTCCAATATTGAGGTGTCACTCCAAGATGCCACAATCAGTGCGTATCGGTTTCATGTGCG